GGGTGCTCTGTATTGGATGACCGCACGTCTCCAATTTGTTGATCGTTTGGAGACGATGTAGGCTTGCAGAGCAAGGCACTTTCCTCGTAAAGTACCCCTGTTTAGGGGAGTGTTCGCCACACGCAAGATTGACACACGCTATGTGGGTTGAGTCGCCCACATTAGCGTTAATGATGACTTGCTACCAGTATGAATAACACAAAAAGATTTAATGTAACAATAAATGAGGAAAGTTTGGAGACACAGTATCAGAATGTAAGATTTTCTGATCAGACTCCACAATGGGATTATACCGTTGACAGTATGCCAGATCCCACTTTTAAAACGGCGGATACAGATGACGCCTTGTTAGAGAATTTTTTCTCACGTCCTGTGAAAATTCGGTCATACAATTGGGCAACAGGTACAAATTTGTTTGAAACTTTCAATCCCTGGCAGGATTTCTTTGAAAACACCAGGGTACTGAATCGTATCACGAATTATAACCTTTTGCGCTGTAAACTGAAAGTCCGAATCGTTCTGAACGGTAACGGATTTCACTATGGACGAGCAATTGCGTCATACACACCACTGCACAATCTAGATGGTTTTACGAAGGATCGTTCCTTCTTCATTGAGGATGTTGTTGCAGCCAGTCAACGGCCACACGTGTATTTGGACCCCACAACTAGTCAGGGTGGCACACTCACACTTCCCTTCGTTTGGTACGAAAATGCATTGAGCATTCCGGACCAAGAATGGAGGGAGATGGGAGATATTATCATCCATGGCATGCAGAACTTGAAACATGCTAACGGAGCTACAGACTCTGTTACTGTTTCCGTGTTCGCTTGGGCTGAGGAAGTTTCCATCTCTATTCCTACAGCGAATGAGCCCGGTGCTCTCTCGCCTCAGATGGGGGAGGTGTTTACTCCACAAGCTAGAGATGAATATGGTTCTGGTCCAATTTCACGTCCTGCAGGCATTGTAGCTAAAGCTGCAGGAGCTCTAAGTAAGGTACCC